CTATATCAATAGGTATAGCGATTTTCTTTTATCTAAACAAGTATTAAATATTTTAAATATTTTAAACATTTTCAATAGTTTAGTGTGTCAAAAAGTGTGTCAAACTTTTAGCAAGTTATTTAATTTTTCAGTTGCATTTTTCTTATCTTCTTCGTCTAGATGAGTATATATGTTGAGTAATGTTTTTACATCTTTATGCCCAGTTAAATATTGTGCTTCTTTTATAGAAATTCCAGCTTTGTGTAAAAAAGAAGCATAAGTATGTCTTAATTGATGATAAGTAAATTTAATGGCTTTAATTTCTTTGCTATTTTGATTTTGACACATTTTTTGTGTGTCAAGCTGGTCTTTATAGTATAACTTATTAATTTCTCTTAGAGTGTATTCTAAAACTCTTCTAATAGATGTTTCTGTCATTAGTTGTTTAGATTTAATAGAAGGGAAGACAAGTTCACTATCTTTATGATTTAATTTCATTTCTTTCACTTTGTCTTGCATAATTTCTAAAATCGGAATTTTTCTGCTAGTTTTGCCTTTAGTACCTTTTATTTCTGGTCTATTTTTCTCCCAGTGAACAGCTTTGTTAACATATAAAGTCCAATTTTCTATGTCTATGTCTTTATATAGAAGAGGAGCAACTTCCTCTCGTCTTATTCCCGTATATAGCATAAAAAGAACCATAAAACATCTGCTATCATTTTCGGCAACTTTTTGTAAATAAGAAATATCTAAATCTGTTAATATTTGTTTTTCTTTCGCAATGTGTTTAGTTTGTTTAATGCTTTTTGCTACATTTTTATAAATATAGTCATTGTCTACGGCTTTATCTAGAATTTGTTTAATTGTAAGAAGTGCAACATCTTTTCTTCTAGTGATTCCTTTTTTGGATAAAGAATTTAACATATTAACAATATCTGTTTGCTTTAAATTTTTTAATAATATATTTCCGATATAAGGTTTTATATATAGTCTTATAGTATCTTTATACATTTTAACAGTAGCTTGTTCTTTATCGGCTTTATATGTCTCTAGCCATTTATCTGCCCAAACAGAAATGGTCATGTTTTCGTCATTTGTAATCATGCCATTATTAGATTTATATTTCAATTCTATATATTGTCGTTCTAAATCTTTTGGGCTATCAGAATACAATGTTTTAATCTTCCCATCAACAGAAACTCTTTTCATTAATCTACCATCTTTTCTAGTAGTATATTTAAACATACAAAACATCCTTTCGCTTAATATAATAAAAAATTAAATGCTATATTCTAGCATTTTTCGTTCGTGTTTATTTTTCCATTATCTAAATAATAATTATATGCAAATTTAACCATATTTGGCTCTACATTTAATTCTTCTGCAATATCAAATAAATTATATATTCCTTTTTTAAAACAGCTTAGAATTGAATTTAAAGGTACACACGCTAAAGATTTCCACTTATTAGCTTTATATTCTTGTCTCTCTATCTCAGATTTAGAAGAGGAAAGGGTATAGTATGCATCATAATAGTAATGCCCCAACTCCTCTGCAAGCAAACATTTTTCTTCTTTATATGTATAAATATTAGAGTAGTCCATAAAAATAAATTTATCGATTATTCTAGCTTTATTTTTTTGCATTTTATAATTTACAATATTTATTTTTTCCTTATTTGCTATATTTTCTAAATCTAATAATTCCATTTTATACTCCAATTAATAATTTAATATATTATATTCATCTATATAAACAATTGAATCTTGATTTTCTTTATAGTAATTATCTAGAAATTTAGATAGTTGTGATAATGTAAGATTATAATATTGTAACCAATCTTGAAAATTTTCATATTGTTGTTTTTTTGAATCAGTATCATTATCCGTTATACTAATTAAATCTGCCATTTCATCATTAATAGTATCATTATCATATGTCATTAAAGTTCCTATATATTTTGAATAAATTCGTTGTATTGTAATTCCTTTTGAGTCATTTTCTAAAAGAATATAGTCTGCTGTAGAAAAACTTTCTAATTTTATATCATAACCTTCATTTTTAAACATAACTAATAATTCGGAATCAGTCATTGTAGATGCATCTATATTTTTATTAGATTTTTTAGGTATAGTATTTATTCCAACATATATTAATAAAACAATATTAAGTAAAATTGAAATAACTAATACTATAATTAAAATAGTTTCTTTTTTATTTATCTTCATTTTTTTTGTCCTCTTTTTGTTTTTTCCATTTAATAAAATCTATTTGCTGTTGTAGTTCTAATAGATCTTCTTTATCTAATCCAGAAGTATCTAAACCGCCATTGTTAGCAAATTTAGTATTCTTTAACTCCTCTGGGTTTCTTATATCAGATTTTCCTAAAAGATAGTCAGTTGAGACATTAAAGTATTCTGCCAATTTTATAATTGTATTTGGAGTCATTTCTCTTTTACCATTTTCATAATTTGAAATAGTTTGCAATGTAACATTTAATATTTTTGAAATACTTTCTAGACTTTCATTTTTTTCAAGTCTTAATTTTTTTAATCTATTCATAACATGCTTCCTTTACATAATATACTATATATTATAAAACAATTTGTTTAATAAGTAAACAAATTGTAAAATATTTCCCTTAGAGTGTCAACGGTTTTAAACAAAATGTATAAAAAAGTTAAAAAAAAATATTGACATTTAACAAAATGTTTAATAAAATAACTTCAACAAATTGTTGAGGAGGTGCAAAATGACAAAAAAGACATTGCAAGATTTAAGAATTGACAGTGGATTTACTCAAGAACAAGCTGCAAAAATCTTAGTAATTACAAAAGAATATTTATCTATGTTAGAAAATGGTTCTAGAAATCCAAGTGATGCTTTAAAAGAAAAAATGTCTAAACTATATAATTGCGAAATAACAGATATTTTTTTGGCAACAAGTTCAACAAAACGTTTAAAAAAGAAAAAGAAATAGAGAAGAGGTGATAAAAATGGCAACAAACTTATGTAGTAGAGCAAGAACACAATACATAAAAGTAAAAGATTTAGCAGAAGAATTAAGTGTAACAGTACAGCAAATATATAAAGAAATAAAACGTCCAGAATTTTCAACGTGTATAAAAAAAGTTGGAAGTGCTGGAATAAGGATAGACAAACAAGAGTATTACAGAGTAGCAGAGCAAATTTATAGATAGAAAGGAGTGAGAGAAAATGAGTAAACAAATGAAAAAATATTGCATAATTGGAAAAGCAGTATGTAGTTTATGTAGTGATGTAATACCTACTTTAGCAGTCATAGCAACAGGAGTATTAGTAATAATAAAATTTTTTATAGGATAAGGAGTGTAGATATGGAAGAAAAAAATAGACCAAACGGATTAAGTTGGTTCGCTTTAGGTTTTTCAATAGCTTCTTTAATAGCTGCCTTATTTAAATAAAGCAATTATAGAAATAATTGTTGCTATAATAGAAAGCCAATTATTACATAACCAACTTAAAATTAAAGATTTTGTTAAAGTTTTAGCTTTATAAGTACTTTTATATTTGTTATCTCCAAGAGAAATTATATATTGATTTTTACTTAAAGTTTTAATAATTTCTACAGCATCCATAAACTCAAGATTAAAAGTATTTTGCAATTCATCAAACGAAACTTCAGAATGTTTATTAAAAAACTTTATAAATTTATTAAATGACTTATCCATAAAAATAACCTCACTTTCAAGGTTATTATAATACAAAATCTTATATAAAGGAAGTGATAAAAAAGATGAATAGATTAGATAAAATATATATTTGGCACATTGTTACATTAGCAAAAATGAAACTAAAAAAGAGGGAGGCAAAAAATAAATGGAGACAATAATAATATTTTTATTGTTAGTTATTATAGGAATGTTAATAGCTTATGCAATAGTATCTACAGAAATATATAACGAAAAAGTAGATAAGCTGGAAAAAGAAATCTACGATACAAAGCGTAAATTAAATGAACAGTCTAATAAATTAAGATTAGTTAAAAACGAAGTAGATAATACAGATTTGAAAGAGTCAAAATATTTAGAATTATACAACAGTTATAAAAGAATAAAAAAAGTGATTGCTAATGCTCACACATCAACAATCACAAAAGATTGATTAATTAATGAAATATAAATAAAGAATAACACAAATTTTATAAAAATGCAAGAAAAGAGGAATAAATGGATTTATCTAAAGAATTTCATCCTGCACCAAAACCACCAAAGACAGAAAAAAAGAAAGTAAAAAAGATAAAACAAAAAAGCAGCAAACTAGCAAAATTAGAACGTAATAGATACAGCATAATTACATATAATTTAGATATTTGCTATGTATGTAAACAGCATAAAAAAGAAAATTTTGATGAAGTTTTTGGAGGCAGAACCAGGCAGACAAGCATGAAATATGGACTAGTTATACCAATATGTTTTAGATGTCACAGAGAGTTAACTGATAATCCTTTAAAAAAGAAAGCAATTCAAGAAGAGGCAAAACAAAAATTTATAAAAAAATATAGTGAAGAGAAATTTATTAAAGAATTTGGGAGGTAAAAAATGTATATGGAAACAAAAACTAAAATTATTATAGGAAGTATTGTAGGAGTAATTGTAATAGCAATGATCATACTTGTTGCTAGTATAACAACTGTACCAACTGGATATGTGGGAGTAAAAACGAGATTTGGACAAGTACAAGATGATGTGATTCAAGAAGGATTCAATTTAAAGGCACCATTTATAGAAAGCATTGTAAAGATAGACTGTAGAACACAAAAATATGAGATAGCAACAGAAGCGAGTTCAAAAGATTTACAAAAAATAAGCAATTTAAAAGTAGTAGTTAATTATAACGTAGATAAAAACAATGCAAATAATTTATATAAAGAAGTAGGAAAAGATTATCAAACAGTATTAATAGAACCAGCAATATTAGAAAGTATTAAACAAGGAATAAGTCAATATACAGCAGAAGAAACAATAACAAAAAGAAGTGAAGTAGCAGATGTAATTATCAATTTATTAAAAAATAAATTAGAAAATAAAGGTGTAACAGTAACAGCTTTAAATATAACAGATTTAAGTTTTTCAGAAGAATTTGACACAGCAGTAGAACAAAAACAAATAGTAGAGCAAGAAACACAAAAAGCACAATATGAATTAGAAAAAGCAAAAGTAGAAAACGAGAAAAAAATAGAAAATGCTAAGGCAGATGCTGAAGTGATGAGACAACAAAATGAGCAAATTACAGATAATTACTTAAGGTTAAAAGAAATTGAAAACGAACAAAAGGCAATAGAAAAATGGAATGGACAATTACCAACAACTACTTCAGATGCAATTCCTTTTATAAATGTTAATTAGTGTGGACAACGGGGTATGACAATATAAGTTATACCCTATTTTTTACATAGGAAGGAGAAAATCATGCATAATATACAAGTTTTTAAGAATAGAGAATTTGGAGAAATACGAAGTATTGAGATAAATAATGAACCATATTTTATAGGAAAAGATATAGCAGAGATATTAGGCTATAAAAATACAAGAGATGCAATAAATAAGCATGTTGATGAAGAAGACAAGGGAGTAGCAAATTGCGACACCCTTGGAGGTATACAGGAACTAACTGTAATAAATGAAAGTGGTCTATATAGCCTAATAATGTCTAGTAAACTACCAAGTGCTAAAAAGTTTAAGAGATGGGTGACAAATGAAGTATTACCTACAATTAGAAAGCATGGAATGTATGCAACAGAACAATTATTAGATAATCCAGATTTATTAATTGCATCTTTACAAGAATTAAAGAAAACAAGAGAAGAAAAGAAACAATTACAAAAGGAAGTACAGCTATTAGAAGAGGACAATAAATATTTAAATGAGATTCTAAAAAGTAAAGATACAATACTTGTAACAGTAATTGCAAACGATTATGGAATGACAGCACAAGCTTTTAATAAAAAGTTACATGAAATGGGAATACAACATAAAATTGGTGGAACATGGGTCTTATACGAAAGATATAAAGGCGAAGGATTCGTACATAGTAAAACTACAGAATATACCAAGAGTGATAATACAAAAGGAACAAGTGTAAATACTGAGTGGACACAAAAAGGACGATTATTCTTATATAGAAAATTAAAAGAAGAAGGAATAGTGCCTCTGATAGAACAAAACAGCAGGAGGTAAAGACATGACATACATAGAGTTAATTAACGGATTTGAGAATTGGCTCGAAACTCATCATTTACCAATTGCATCACAATTGCTATGGTACAAGCTTATTGCACTGTTCAATAGATGTGGTTGGGAAGAATGGATAGCTGTAGATAACCAAAGATTAATGTCCGTTATGCAAATAAAAAGAGAAGCTACTTTTATAGAAATAAGAAATAAATTATTAGAAGCTGGTTTATTTGATTATGAAAAAGGTAAAAAAGGTAGTCCAAACAAATACAAAATAAATACTTACAATTTTGAAAGTATAAACCGTAGTAAAAACAGTAGTACAAACCGGAGTATATCCCGGAGTAGAAACCGCAGACATAAATAGACTAGATAAAGACTCTTTATTTTTATATAAAGAATATAAAGAGAAATTGCAAGGCAAAGAATTTACGGAAAAATTAAAAATCATTGCAGAATGTCAACGAAGACAAGAATATATTAATTTGCCTATAGTACAACAACAGGATTTACTGCTATTACTTAATAGAATTTAGGAGGTAAGAATGAATATAAAAGAAGTTATAGACAGAGAAAAGCCTATAAAACATATAAAATATTCTAGTGAAAACACGAATCATCTAACAAATGAGAAAAAAGAAAAAGAGTATGAATATTACATATGTGATGAATGCAAAAAGAAAATTATTATAACAAAAAATAAAGATGCAAGAAGAGGAGGATTAGTAAATCTTCCAAAAAGCTTAACAAAATGTAATAAAACAATAACTGTAGCATTACATAATTGTTGCTTAAATCCAGTACTGCGACAATTTGAACCGGACAGACAGAAGATAAATCAATTATAGGAGGAAATTATGGAAGTAAAAAGAGAAGAGTTAATAGAGTATAGCTATTATGACGAACAAGGAAAATTAATAACAATAGTAAACAGAGAAAAGTTAGCTAAATTGTTAGAGGCTGATGAAGTGAGATGGAAAGAATAATTAAGGGGAGGAAGAATAGATGAGTCATTATACAGTAGCTGTAATAACAGATAAATTAAATAAAATAGGAGAGATGCTAGCTCCATATAGTGAAAATATGGAAGTAGAACCATATGTAGATGAAACGAAAGAAGCAATAATTAATAGTGCAAAAGAAAGAAAAGAAAGAGTATTACAAAGAAAAGAAAAAGGAGAAGAACTAGATAAATATGATATAGAATATTTAAATGCAAATACAGATGAAGAATTATATAAATTACAAATATACGAGGATGAAAGTTATGATAAAAATGGAAATCATTTAACTACGTATAATCCAAATTCAAAATGGGATTGGTATGAGATAGGAGGTCGATGGAACAAAATTTTATTAGTTAAAGAAGAAGTTAAAGATATTGAAGAAGGAACACCATCTTGGGGAAATTTAGATAGTATAAATAAAAAAGCACCAGAAGGATTTAAATGGGTTACAGGTGCAAAAATTAAAGATATTGAATTTGAAAAAGCAATAGAATTTAATAATACATATAATAAATCAATTAGATTTTGGGAATTATACGTTGAAGGTCAAGAACCTCAAAATGAAGAAGAAAAAGAAATGATTAAATGGGAAATATATAAAAAAGAATATTATATTGAAAGGTATGAAACAAAAGAAAATTATGCAAAAATAAATAGTATATTTACTACTTGGGCATTATTAGATGAAAAAGGATGGCATGAAAAAGGAGAAATGGGATGGTTTGCAATGGCAAATGATACAAAAGATAGTGAATTATTATTTATAGAAAAATTTACAGAAACAATACAAAAGCCAGAAAATCAAGATAAATATTTAGTTATTGTTGATTGCCACATATAAGAAAAGTGAGGAATTAGGATGGGGATAGAAGAGGATATAAAGAAAGTAAAAGAGCTAAATAATTTATTAAAATTTTTTAAAACGCACGGTTGGATTCCAGATTTATCTAGAGAAATAAATACAAATGGAATAATAGACGCAATAGACCACATATTAGCAGAAAGAGAAGCAGATAAAAAGAAAATAGATAAATTACAAGTATTAGAAGATGATTTAAAGGATAAAAGAATAGTATATGTAGATACACCAGAATTTGAAGAAAAGTTTATATCAAAACAAAAAGTAAAAGATGAATTTAATAAATTAAATACAAGAATAAAAGATTTTAAAAATCCAGAAAGAAAAAAATATTTTAGTATAGAGCAAATTATATACTTACTTGAGCAATTTGAAAATAAGTTATTGGAGGATAAATAATATGTATAATAAGATACATTGTCTTTTTGAACAAAGTGGAACTTTTAAAAATGAATTTAAAAAGTTAGGATATGAAGCTTTTGATTATGATATCCAAGATGAATTTAAAGAAACAGATTATGTATGCGATTTGTTTGTGGATATAGAAGAAGCATATAAAAATAAAGAAAGTATATTCGATGACATTACAAAGAACGATTTAATAATAGCATTTTTTCCTTGTATACGATTTGAAGAACAAATCCAAATGGCTTTTAGAGGAACACAATTCCAAATGAAAAAATGGACTTATGAACAAAAATTAGAAAATGATTTAAAGTTACATAGAGAATTGGCAAGTTTATACGAATTAATTACTAAATTAGCAATTATATGTTTAAGAAGAAAAATACCACTAATAATAGAAAATCCATATTCAACTACGCATTATTTAGTGAAATATTGGGCTATTCCAGCAACAATAATTGACAAAGATAGAACTCTTAGAGGAGATTTTTACAAAAAGCCTACACAATATTGGTTTATTAATTGTGTACCTAAATATAACATGATTTTAGAGCCACAAATTTGGAACAAAACAAAAACAATAACAAATACATCAAACAAAACAGAAAGAAGTTTAATAAGTAAAGAATATGCAAATAGATTTATAAGAGAATTTATAATAGAAGGTGATTAAATGTTAAGAATAAAAAAAGAAGTTGATTTAGAAGAACTAGAAAAGTTTGGATTTGAAGAAAATGAAAATGGATTATATTATGAAAAGAATTTTTCTGCAGTATGTTATGACGGAGAAGAAGAACATCGAATATTAATTTATAAAAGTAAAAGAAATATAGTTTTAGAAATTATGAATAATGACTACACATATCATTCTTTTGATGAAGAATTAGGAAGAATAGAAGATACAATATACGATTTAACAGAAGCAGGCTATGTAGAAAAAGTGAAGGAGGAGTAAATATGAGTTGGGATATTAATATAAAAGCTAAAAGAGAAGTGAGTATATATGAAGCTAATATAACTTATAATTTAGCAGATATGTATTATAAATGTTTAGATAAAAAATTAGGATTAAAAATATTTGATAATATGGCTTGTAAAGAAGCAATACCAATATTAAAAAAAGCAATAGAAGAGTTACAAGAAAATAAAGAAGAATATGAAAAATCAAATCCTAAAAATGGCTGGGGAAGTTATGATTTATTATTAAGAACTTTTAAAGAAATGCTTAAATGCTGTGAAGAAAATTTAGATGGGAAAATAGAATTAATTTGAGGAGGACAAGCAATGACAGAAGATAAAAAGACAGAAATGTTAAATAAAAGATTGGAGAAGAAATTATGATAATAACAACGAATTTAAAGAGAAAATATAAAAAAAGGAGTAAAAGATGATAGATATAGAAAAAGAAATAAAGAAATGCAAACATTTAGACAATATTTATATTTTAAAAGAAAGTGGAGATAGAACTAAAAAATATCCAAGAATTGAAAATATTAATTCTGCAGATATCACACAAGCAAGTGTAAAAGTATATAATTCTTATACACATATGTATAGTACTAAAAGTATTTATGAAAGTAAAAAGGGATATTACATAAAAGCAAATGGAAAAAGATTGTATCTAGATAATTTCGAAGAAGGAGAAGCAATGACAGAAAATAAAAAGATAGAACAGTTTATAGCAATGGGAGTAAAGTCAATAACTATAAGCAAAGAAAAGTATAACAGATTAAAGCAAGAAACAAAGAACTTAATTAAGCTAAATGATATTAAATTAAATTTTGAGGAGAGTAAATAAGAATGAAATACATAGCAAGTGTAAGTTTTGGAAAAGATAGTTTAGCAATGTTGTTATTACTTATAAAAAATCAATATGATTTAGATGAAGTGATTTTTTATGACACAGGTATGGAATTTCAAGCTATTTATGATATTAGAGATATTATAAAAGCACTACTTAATAAATTAAACATAAAATACACAGAATTAAAACCCAATGAATCGTTTACATATAAAATGTTAGAAAAAGAAATTCATAAAAGAAATGGACAACTTCAAAAAGGTTATGGATTATGTGGTGGAAGATGCCGCTGGGGAACAACAGAAAAGAATAAAACAATAGAAAAATACTTAAAAGAACAATATGGACAAGATTACAAAGAATTTATAGGAATAGCTTATGATGAAACAACAAGAATAGAAAAAGAAAGAAATGAGCATAAACTATTACCACTTGTAGATTGGAAAATGACAGAAGAACATTGTTTAGAATATTGCTATAATAACGGGTTTTATTGGGAAGAAAATGGAGTGCGATTATACGATATTTTAGATAGAGTAAGCTGCTGGTGCTGTGCTAATAAAAATAAAAAGGAATTGGAAAATATGAGATTATATTTACCAAAATATTATTTAAAATATATAGATTTATTGAAGAAGATTAAAAAGAATAACAGAAAAGGAATTATTGTAGATAAAGCAAGAGAACAATTCTTAAAAATGTTTTAGAAGAAGGTGAGTAGATGATTAAAGAGCAAGATAAAGCTATAGAAAGATGTAATAAGTTAATAGAAACAGAACATTCTAATTGGATAGGAATAACTAATCAAAAAGCCATAGAAACAGTCTTAAATATGCTAAAAGAAAAAGAGGCAGAGATAGAAAAATATAAGAAATTATTAGCAGATAATTTAGCAAAAAATTTAAATGATTCTATAAAAGCTAAAGAAAAAGCAAATACAGATTTAGAATTTTTGAACCTAGGCTGGAAAATAGAGCTAGAGAAGAAAGATAAGATAATTGATTTAATATTAGACAAGTTAAATCAAGGTCGTAATGTATTTGAAAATAGCGAGATAAAAGAAATTATAGAAATATACGAAGAAATAAAAAGTACCAGTGATTTAAGAGGAATTGAATTAAGGAAAAATTGCATAAAACAATATTTTGAAAGGAAATTAGAATATGGAAGATAGACTAGTTATAGGATATGACAAAGCAGAAGGAAGTAGTAGACAAGCATTAATTGTAGCTAGAAAAAATGGTAGAGGATTATGGATAGTAAATCAATTTTATGATAAAGAGGCAGAAGAAATTTATAATAAATTAACTGAACCAAAATTGTTAGTAAAAGACATATTTGAATTAGAGCAAGCATTAATAGGAAGAAGAGATTGTACAATTTACATTACTAATGAAGTAGATGTAAAATTAGATACTATGTCTTGGAAAAATGAAATAAAATTTAGAAAAATTCAATCTAGTTTAATAGAAAGAAATATTAAATTAAAAATATACAATAGGAGGTAATAATGAACAAGATAATTATAAATGGCAAAGAAATAGAATGCGATGGAAATAACATACAAGTAATTAATAATAAAGTATATGTTGATGGAAAGATAATATCAGAAGAGGCAAAAAAGAAAAGCAATATATGTATATGGAGATGTTGAAAATATAGAATGTGAAGGATCAGTTGAATGTGACAATGTTAAAGGTAATATAAAAGCAGGAGGCTCAATAAATTGTGATAATGTTGGCGGAGATATTAGTTGTGGAGGTAGTGTAAATTGTGATGAAATAAGAGGTAATGTAAATGCAGGTGGAAGTATTAATAGATAAATTAAACATAAGACTAACTATATGAAAGTCAAGAAATTTTATGAAAAAAAATAAAAATATTTGAATAATTAGTACATTGAAAATTGCATGACAAATAAGCATTTTTCAAAATGCTTTTAAAAAGGATATGAAAACTATCAACTAAGTTACTTTTTGAAGTTCATAAGTTGAATTCGTTTTTAGCAGATGATAAATTACTCTAATTAACTTTTTCGCAGTATGACTAAGTGCTACAAAATAATGCTTACCTTCAGCAAGTTTTTGATTTTTGTAATCATTAAAATTTTTATCGCGCATACAAACCAATCTTGTTGCAGTAAGCAATGCCCAACGTAGATACTTAGAGCCACGCTTAACCATAACAGAATGAGTAGAAGTAAATTTGCCAGATTGATATGTAGAGGGCTCAAGACCAGCAAATGCTTGTAGTTTAGATGGTGAACCAAAGTTATTGATATCACCAATTTCAGCTAAAATAAAGGCAGAAGTCACATAAGATATTCCAGGAATAGAAAGAATAGGACTATTAAGTTCAACAACTAATCTTTTTAATTCTTTGTCAATATCATCAACTTGAGATTGTAAAAATAAAATAGTTTGAATAACTTGTCTCAACTCGAATGAAATTGAAGGACTATGAGTACCAATTGATTTTTTAGCTAAATCACGAATTTCAATAGCTTTATCTCTAGAATATTTACCACAAGAATGTTTTTTCAATAAATTTGTAAGATGTTTTAAATTACATTCAGAAATGTCTTTTACAGAAGGTAATTCATAAAGGAGATAAAGTACAGAATTTTGAGAAATAGACCAAACTATCTTTTCAAGTTCAGGAAAGACAATAGTAACAAGTCTAGAAAGAGAAACTTTGAATTTAGAACGTTCTTCAACTAAACGAAATCTATGTCTAACTAGTGACTTTAATTCAGAAATATGGTAAGATAAATTAGAGTAGGGCTTTAAGTTGTCTGTGATAAGCATTGTAGCAATAAAACGAGCGTCTAACTTATCTGTTTTAGTCTTTCTAAGGCTTTGACCTTTTCTGAAAAGATTAGTTTGTAGTGGATTAATGACGAACACATTAAATCCTTTTGATGTCAGAAAGTTAAGAATATTATTGCTGTAGTGACCAGTAGCTTCAAGTCCTACTTTAATATTTTCAGAACTTTCATTAAATTGAGAAATAGAATGGAAAAACAAATTAAAACCATCAGAATTGTTTTGAAACGAAAAGTTTTCAATTAAGATTTCTCCATCAGAATTCATTGCAAAGCAATCATGTTTATCCTTTGCAACATCGATACCAACATAAATCATAATGGTTGCTCCTTTAAAATAAATTTAGACAATGTGATCCACAAAATGTTTGCTGAATGTAGCCTCGTTCTAAATAAAACGTCATGCGTTATCTAACTAATTAACAATTTAACAAACATCTGTGGTTGGAGCCTTAAAAAAATCGTCAAGCGATAGGAGAAAACACCAATCCACAGAGTCTATATAGATATTATATAAAATTTTAAAAAATAAAAAAATATATAATGGACTATATGTTCATTATACGAGGAGATAATATGAGAATTAAAATAGGGGAAAGTGAAGGAGAAAGATTAAATATGAATAATGTTAAAGTAATCAATGACAAAGGCTTTGCACAGCCAACGATGTTAATTTCTGTAGAATGTTATACACAAATAATAGAACAAATAGGATACTTAAAAGGAAGAAATATGGAATTAGAAAAACAATTAAATAAAGAACAAGTACTTGAGATACCAATAGAATGCGACGAAGTACGATATTATGATAATAAGCCTCATAATATGACTAAATTAACAATGAAAAATCTTTTAGAAAGAGAAATAAAGAGATTAGAAGGATTAAAAAAAGATAGTTGTAGAGAAGAAATGTTAAGAATAAATGGAAAAATAGAAGGATTAGAGTATGCAATTAATAAATTATTTGAATTATAAAATTAAGGGAGGAATACAAATGTTTAAGTTAAGAAAAAGATTAAAAGAAATAGATGATATTCAAAATGAATTAAAAAATAAATTATTAACAGAAGAGAAGTTATATAAGTTTTATTTAGAAAGAAAAATAGATGAAATAAATGCAAGATTAAAACATAATTTAAGTTATTCTATAGAACACAATACAGAATCAATTAGAGCAGACGGATGGAGATTTTTCGATATGTCATGGACAATAAGCGTTATGATTAAAATAAGTAACATAGAAATCAAAAAGTTTACTTATGTAACACATCCAAATATAACGAAAAAGGATATTTACAAAACAATATTAAGATACATAAACTCAAAACCTATAAGTTATTTTATAAAACTAGATAATAAAATAGAAGATCTAGAGAAACACAATACAGAATTAGATAAAAAGAAATTAAACCTAGAAGAGGAATTAAAGAAAATAATATAAAATTGTAGGAGGTACAAAAGATTGGAAATTAAAACCTTAATTAAATTATTAAAAAACTACAAAGAAAACAAAGCTACATTAAACATTAGATTAAAAGAATTAAAAAACAAAAGAATAGAATTAAAAAATCTAGTAGTAGATACTAGTATAAGTGGAATAAATTATGATACGGAAGGAATACATAGTAAAAATGCTATATCAGACAAAACAGTAAACAGCATTATTAAGACAGATAATAAAAGAATTAAACTAGAAGAGGATATAAAGAAACTAGAAGAGGAAATAAGAAATTTAAGAAAAGATGTAGAAGCTGTAGATGATAGATTAGAAGTGCTAACATACAAAGAGAAACAGCTGTTAATTGCAAGATATATTGAAGAATGCAGCTACGTTGATATTGGTAACAGAGTATACTATCAAATATATAATGAAACAAGAAGCTCTGACGCAATTAAAAGAATTATAGAAAAAGCTATGCAAAAAATAGCAAAAATATAAAAGTCTAAAAATGCATGGTTTTTGCGTACAAAATACACGGTTTTTGCACTTGTTTTTTAGAAAATAACAGTTTATAATCTATAATAGCAACAAAAAAGTTGTAAGGCATCCTTTTATTATTATTCAAATATAATTACTACATAAAATTGTGACTATATATGTCACAATTTTTTTATATTGCGGGATAGAGCAGCTGGCAGCTCGTTGGTCTCATAAGCCAAAGGTCACAAGTTCGAGTCTTGTTCCTGCAACCATAAGAGTAGACGTTTTATATGTCTACTCTTTTTTTGTACTAGACATTGTGATTCGTTGCAAAATCACCTCCTTTCTTAATGTAAATATTTGACTAAACAAGCTATTTCTAGTGTAGCTTGTTTTTTTATTTTATAAGGAGAATGAAATGAAACTAAAGATTATAATTTTATATTTATTAATAAAGGTAATGAACATATATGAAAGATAAATTGAATTGGAAAGAATGTATGAAACGTAAATGTGAGCAATGCAAACATTATGATAGATGTTTTAAAAAGGAGAGAAAAAAAGATGAGCGTAAAAAAATGATAAAGAAAAAATAAAAGAACTAGCAGAGATTTTTAAATCAATAGCAGATACTTTAAATGAAGCAGTAAAAATTCAAGACAAGTTAGATAATAACGAATTAGATATGTCTGAAGAAGAAGCAAATGAAAAAATAGATGAATTATTAGGAAAGTTTATTATAAAGCTATTAAAAGCACAAGAAAAATTAAAGGATATGTAAATATGATTAAACAGAGAATAATAGAAAACGAAGTTTATACAATAAATATACTCAAAGAGTTAACTAGCGATGACAAAATAGATTTGGAAAAAAGTATTAAAACATTACAAAAATACAAAGACAAAAGCATAATAAGTTCTTCTAAGTTTATTGTAATCAACACGCATAAGACAATGAGCGAAATAAATACAGAACTTATTAATGATAAAATAAGAAAATTATTTAAAGTTTATAAAATAAACGGAAAGGTAATGTATTGTATAGAAGATATAAATACAATCAAAGAAATAGAAAGTTCAGAACTTAATAACATAAATAAAAAAGAACTTATTAGTAAAATAATATTAATAGAAGAATCGGTTAAAGAATTAGAAGAATATTTAACAAAATTAAAAGAAAAAACAGGAGAAAATATAAATGAAAAACATAATATTATATCATAATAATTTATTAAAATTTGGTGGAGTAGATACATTTGTATATAACTTTACTAAAAAATTAAAAAAATATTACAATATAACATTTTTATATAGTATAGCTGATGAAGAAAATCTAAAAAGAATAAAAGAAAATGTAAAAAATGTAGAAAAATATGACTCTAATAAGAAATATATTTGTGATATTTGTGTTTGTGCATCTGCATGGGGAGAATATCCAGAAAGTGTAGTAGCCAAAAGTGGAAGATATATTCAAATGGTACATGCAGATTATGTAAGAGCTAAAGAAGTTAATTTTACTTATAATAAATGGCATAAAACTACAGAACATGTTGGAGTATCAGAGCATGTTTGTAAAATTTTTAAAAAATTATATCCAAAAGAAAAAATAACAAGAATATATAATATTTTAGATGAAATACAAGAAACAAAACCAATATTAAAATTAATTAGCGCAACAAGAGTCAGCAAAGAAAAAGGCTATGAAAGAATGCTTAAATTAGCACAAGAATTAAAAAAAGCAGGAATAAAGTTCAGATGGACAATATTTACAGATCTAGAGTTATATAATAAAAAGCCCTTTAATTTAGAAGAAATTGTATACATGAAACCATCTCATAATTTTTTTGATTATATAGTAGAGGCTGATTATGGAGTTCAACTTTCAGATACAGAAGGATATAGCTACTTTATTAATGAGTGTTTAGAATATGGAACTCCAGTATTATGTACGAACTTTCCTAGTGCATATGAAAGTATTGAAGATGAAAAGAATGGATATATATTAGATATGCAATTAAGCAATTTAAATATTAATAAAATAGTTAATAACATTCCAAACAATTTTAACTACAAAGAAAAATGTACAGAGAAGGATTGGATAAATTTTTTAAATAAAAAGATAGAAAGGAAAAAGAAAGATATGTTTAAAGTAATAGCAAAACAAAACTATAATGATAAAATGCCAGAGCTAATTGAAGGAATTATAGATAAAGAAATACAATACAATGCGAATGGAAGTGCAGCAATTAGCGAAGGAGATATTTATATTATAAATGATGCTGATAGAGCAAAACAAATAGAGGAATCTGGTTTAGCAGTAGTAATGGAAATAATAGAAAAGAAAGAAGAAATAAAAGAAAAAGTAGATAATATTAAAGAAATAGAAGAGGTTAAAGAAGAAAAGAAGAAAACAAAAGGAAGAACTAGAAAGAAGATAGAAAAATAAGATGTTATTAAAGTTATGTGCAAGATGCCAAAAGGTAATACAAGCTCCTAATAGATATTGTAGCAATTGTCAAAAGATTGTAGATAAAGAAATAGAAATTAACAAACAAAGAAATATGAGTAGATATAACAAGAACAGAGATAATAAATATAAAACTTTTTACAATAGTAAAGATTGGAAGCTACTTAAGGAAGCATATAAGATTAAACATCCATATTGTGAGATGTGTCAAGAAGAGGCAAAGAAAGAAGGCAAACATACAATACAATTAACAGAAGAGATACATCACAAAGAACCTATACAAACACCAACAGGTTGGCTACGAAGACTAGAGTGGAGTAACTTAATAGCATTATGTCATAAACATCATAATATACAACACAATAGATTTAAGAAGAGGAAAAAGACGTGAAGATATTTAGTGCAATTGTAATTTCAAATGAATATAAAGATAGAATAGATATTCTGTACGAATGCGACAGCAAAAGAAACATACAATGTAAAGGACATAATAGCTGTAAAGAATGTCGCTATACACATGAATTAAAATATGCAAAAGATATATCTCAAGGAAAAACAAGAATAGAATTAGAAGAAGAAATAAAAAGAAAAGATGAAGAGATAGAAGAATACAAGAACACAATTAGAAGAATGATAAACAAAGAAAATATATTTAATTTTAAAACAATGAATGAAATAAGAAAAATATATAATTTAGAACCAATAGATTGAACAATATTAAAGTAAAAGAAAAAATAGAAAGGGTTAGGGGTACATAAAAAAGTTTTAAAGGTTTAAACCTAGAACGGTGCGTCCCTCCTCTTTGTACAAAAAAGTCCCTCAAATCAATTTAAAAGGACAAAAAACGAAAGGTGAGGTCTAATGCCACGTGGAAATCAAAAACAGCCTATAAACTTGATTTTGGCTAAAGGAAAGAAGCATTTAACAAAGGCAGAAATAGAAGAAAGACAAAAAACAGAAATAAAAACTGACCATATTAATGTTACTGCTCCAGAATATTTAACAGATGAGCAAAAAAAAGAGTTTTATAGAATTGCAAAAATTTTATTAGATATAGGAATAATTACAGAACTAGATGAAGATTGTCTAGCTCATTATTTAATTTCTAATTCAAATTATGTTAGTTATACTAAAAAATTAAATGAACTAAATGGGAAATTGGCACGAGCAAGAAAGACGGAAAAGAAAAAAGATTATATGTCGCAAATTGATTTGTATTTAACTTATCAGGATAGAGCATTAAAGCAATGTAGAGCTTGCGCAAATGATTTAGGATTATCTATATCTTCAAGAGCTAGATTAGTAATGCCAGAGGCTAAAGAGCCTCCAAAAGAAAATAAATTTAATAAGTTTAAAATATTATGATAGATAGAGTTACAGAATATGCAAAAAAAACCATAGAAGAAAACAAAATGGGAGAGTTGCATATTTTAGCTTGTAAAAGACATCTTGAAGATTTAAAAAGGCAAGGAACTAAAGATTTTCCATATATTTGGAATCCTGAAAACTCTGAAAGAATTATAGAATATGCAGAAACATTAACAATTGGAGAGGGATTTGAAAAAAAGCCAGTTAAACTTGTTGGTGGACAAATCTTTGATTTTGGATGCCCTTTTGGTTGGCTAAAATTAAATGGAAAAAGAAGATTTAGACGTTCTTATAAAAGTATGGCTAGACAGAATGGAAAATCTTTTGAAAATGGTATAAAAGGAACATATATAGCTGGGTTTAGTGGTTATCATTATGGAAAACTTTTTACAGTTGCTACAAAGAAAAGACAAGCTAGAATCGCCTGGGAAGAAATGAAAAAATTTATAGAAGCAGACAAAGATTTGCAAGAGCTTTTTGAAATTAAAGATTATAAATCTTTAATAATTGCTAATGATAGCAAATGCACAATTGAAGCTCTTTCTCGAGAAGGGGGATTAGATGAAGGATTTAGAGCAATATTTGCTTCTATAGATGAATATCATCAACATCCAGATGCTAAAACATATAAAGCTATTTATAATGGAACTAGAGCATTAGATGAAACATTAATAAGTATTATTACAACTAGAGGCGATAAACTAAATAGCGCATGTTATGAAATGGACAGATACTGTATAAATATTTTAAAAGGAATAGCAAAAGCAGAAGACTTTTTTGTTGATATATATGCATTAGATGAAAAAGACAATATATTTGATCCAAAAAATTTAATAAAAGCCAATCCATATCTTGCATCTACAAAACAAGGTTTAGAAAATTTAAAAACAGATATGCAAACTGCTAGAGATATGGGAAGTGAAGAGTTAATGGGGACTTTATGACAAAGTCCCTTAATTTATGGGTACAAAACACAGAAGATATATTCATTAGCCCAGAAAAATGGAAAAAATGTGAATCTGATTTAGAATTAGAAGATTTAGAAGGTTCAAAATGTTATGCTGGATTAGATTTATCTTCTGGTGGAGATTTAACAACTATTGCTATAGAAATTCCCCTAAAAGATAATGAGTTTTTTATAGCTACACATTCTTTTATGCCAAGAGGAAGAATGGAAGAGCATATTACAACAGATATAGCTCCATATGATTTATGGGAAAGACAAGGACTTATTACTGTAACAGGTGGACAAACAACATTCAAAAATGATTATAAGTTTATTATTAAATATTTAAAAGACATAATAGAAAAATATGATTTAGAATTGCAAGGAATTGGATATGACCCACATAATGCAGATGTTTTTTTATCAGATTTGGAGGAATTTGGTGTGCCATTGTTAGAAATAAAACAATCAGCTAGATTTTTGCACGATGGAACAGAAGATATGCAACTTAATGTAGAATCTAGAAAGATTAAATACAACAAACGTGAAGAACTACTTAGCTATAGTGTTTCTAATGCTAAAATTGTAAAAAATAGTTTTGGAGAGAAAAAAATTGACAAAGAAAAAAATGCAAAAAATAAAAGAATAGACCCTTGCGATGCAATGATAGATGCTCATATTACACAAATGAAGTTAAAAGAAGAAGAAAAAATAGATTACAACAAAGAAATGGAAGAGTATTTAAACAACATGGGATGGAATTAGGAGGCAAGTAAGTGAAAACAAAGTTAAAAGTTAGAATTAAAAATGCAATAAATGTATTAAGAGATAAACAAACGCAAGATAATGCAATGCGAGAGTTACTTAATTTTTTAGGGATAGATGGAAAAAACGAAAAAGCTTTATCTGAAGTAACTTATTTTACTTGTTTGAAATTACTTTGTGAATCCGTTGGTAAAGTACCATTAAAAATATTTCAATATAATTCCGACGGTGGAGTGGTAACAGCAAGAGGACATCCTTTGTATTTTACAATTCACGATAGACCAAATCCATATATGACTGCAACAACTTTTTGGGGAACAATGGAAAATAATAGAAATCAGTTTGGAGATGCTTATGCATGGATAAAAGGTGCAAGTAAAAAAATGACATTATGGATTCTTCCTTCTGATGAGGTAGAAATTTGGTATGATGATCAAAAAGTTTTATCTGATATACCTGATATTTACTACATATATTCGCATGGAGGAAAGTTATATAAGTTTTCCTCTGAAGAGATAATACATGTAAAAAGTTCTATGAGCTTTGATGGAATAAAAGGAATAGCAGTAAAAGATCAACTTAAATTAACAATAGACGGAAATGTAAAAGCACAGAAGATGTTAAATCAAATGTATAAAAGTGGATTTACAGCTAAAGCTGTAGTTCAATATACATCAGATTTATCAGATAATAATTTGAAAAATTTTAAAGAAATGATAGAGGATTTTGCTGGTAGTGATTTAGATGATAAAGAAGTAAAAAATATTATTCCAATTCCTGTGGGAACAACATTAACTCCTCTAAATGTTAAACTTGCAGACAGTCAATTTGTTGAAGTAAAAAAATATAGTGCTTTACAAATTGCATCTGCATTTGGTATTAAACCAAACCAGATTGGAGATTATGAAAAATCTAGCTATGCAAGTTCTGAATCACAACAATTAAGTTTTTATAAAGATACATTGCTTTATATTCTAAAGCAATATGAAGAGGAACTAAATTACAAACTTCTTTCAAGAGAAGAAATAGATAAAGGATTTTATTTTAAATTTAATATTGCTGTTTTGTTAAGAGCAGACCAAAAGACACAGATTGAAACATTAAGTCAAGCTGTGTCTAATTTTATATATACACCTAACGAGGCGAGAGCTTATTTGGATAAACCTGCAATGGCAGGAGGAAATAGACTTCTTGGAAATGGTGCAAGCATTCCTGTTGAATTAGCAGGAACTCAATATACAAATAATTCAGAAGGAAAGGAGGAGGAAAAGAAATGGATAGAGAAGAGTATGGAGAAAGTACTGAAAAAATTCTTGACGAAGGAATAATATGCAAATCTGCAGAAGTAGAAAATCAAGATGTAACAGAGGAAGAAATTAAAAAAATAAACAAATTTACTCTTGCTCCTCTAAAAGCAGAAGAAGTATTTACATTTAAATTAATATTAGGAGATAACGGTTTAGATGATAGAAATTATGAACCATTTAACTTAAACGCCCTAAAAGATTTAAAGAAACTTTATATTGGGAAAACAATGATAAAAGACCACAAAAGAACAGCAGATAATCAAATAGCTCGAGTTTATGATACAGAATTGCAACAAGATTCAAGTAAACTAACTGAAGCTGGAGAAATTTTCACAAAGTTGATTGCTAAATGCTATATGATTAAAACAGACAAGAATGCAGATTTAATTGCAGAAATTAAGGCAGGAATAAAGAAAGAAGTTTCTACAAGCTGTAGAGCAAAACATGCATACTGTTCAATTTGCGGTGAAGACAATATGAAGCATTATTGTACTCATTATTGGGGACAGGAATATGACACAAAAGATGGCAAAAAGATATGTTATTTTACACTAGATGGAGCAAAAGAAGCTTATGAAGTGTCTTTTGTAGCAGTTCCAGCACAGCCACGAGCAGGAACTACTAAAAATTATGGTGGCAAAGAAAAAAATAAAAATAATGAAGAATCCGAGATTGATTTAAAAATCAAGAATTTGGATTCTTTTTTATTTTTAGAAAAAGAAAAAATGGAGGAATAAAACTATGAATAAAAAAATGAGAGAACTTTTAGCAAAAATTGAAAGCAAACAAGCTTTAGTGAAAGGATATACAGATGGTGAAAATAAAGATTTAGAAAAAGCAAAAGAACTTTTAGATGAAATAGAAAAATTACAAGAAGAATATCAAGTTGAAAAAAGATTATTCGAAAACGAAAAGAAAGTTGCTAAACTAAATGAAGAAGACATAGAAGAAATAGAAAAAAATATAGCTAACAAAAAAGAAGATAATAAAGAAATAAAAGAAGAAAGCTCAATAGAAAAATTTGCAAAAGAAATAAAAAATATTGCAAAAGGATTAGACGAAGGAACGCCAGCAGATGGTGGATATACAGTTCCAGAAGACATTTCTACTTTAGTAGAACAAAGAAGAGAAGCAAAAGCTTCATTAATAGATTTAGTAAGCGTAGAAATTGTTTCTACAAACAAAGGAAGCAGAACGTTTAAGAAAAGAAGTCAACAAACAGGATTTACTAAAGTCGGCGAAGGTGGAAAAATAACAAAATCTTCAACACCTCAATTTGAGAGAATGGATTTTGAAATATCTAAATATGCAGGATATTTACCAATTACAAATGAATTATTAGAAGATACAGATACAAACATTGTTAATACAATTGTTGAATGGCTTGGAGATGAATCTAGAGTAACAAGAAATAAAATAATTCTAGATTTAATTAAAACACAAGATGAACAAGAATTAAATGGATTAGATGATATTAAGAAAACTTTAAATGTTACATTAGGAAGTGCTTTCAAATCTACATCTGTAATTGTAACTAACGATGATGGCTTACAATATTTAGACACATTAAAAGACAACGAAGGCAATTATATATTACAACCTAATCCAGCTGAACCTATGCAATTAAGATTATGCGCAGGAGCAACTACAGTTCCTGTAAAAGTAATATCTAACGAAGACTTACCAACAAATTCAAACAAAATTCCAGTTATAATTGGAGATTTAAAAGAAGGAATAAGATTCTTTGATAGAAGAAGATTAACACTTAATACATCTAATGTTGCAGCTATTGGAGAATTAAATGCTTTCGAAGAAGATCTAACATTATTTAGAGGTATTGAAAGAGAAGATTGTAAAATCAGAGATAATAAAGCTTTTGTAAATGGATATATTAGTACAACTCCTTCTGTGTAGGAGGGATATAAATGAAACAAGAAGTAGAAAAACTCTTGAAAATTGCTAAAGAATGTTTGAGTATAGTAGATTCATCATCTTTAAAAGATAAAGAAATTACTATGCTTATTGAATCTGCAATATCAGACTTAAAAAGAGTAAATATAGATGTCGATAAAAACATAGAAGATGATTTAATACAAAATACAATAATAATATATGTTAAGGCTCATTTTGGAGATGGAGATATCAATAAAAGGACAGAATATCTAAAACGATATAAATCTAACTTAAGAGAATTACAATTTTCTGAAGAATATCAAAAGCAAAATAATGAGGAGGTAGATAACAATGCGTGATGTAAGTTGCAAGTTGTTATCTACAACATATAAAAAAGATACAAATGGCATTCAAACTATAGACAAAATAGAAGAGAAAGAAGTACCGATTATAGATGAAGAAGATATATATGCAAATGAATATTATCAAGCAAATCAAAACGGATATAAACCTACTTTGAGGTTAGTAATTAGTAGTTTAAATTATAATAATGAACAAGAACTAATTTATATGGATGTAAAATATACGATAATTCGTATTCAAAAGAAAAATCTTGATGAACTTATATTAATATGCGAAAGGAAAATTAATAATGTCTAATTCCATAAAAATAGATAATTTGCCTAAAATAGTTAAAAAATATTTAACAAATTATGTTGAAGATATAGAAGACGGAGTAAAAGAAGCAACAGAAAAATTATCTAAAGAAGCTGTCAAAGAGTTAAAAAAAGAATCTCCAAGACGAAAACCAAGTAAAAAAGGACCAAGAGAAAATCCTTACTGGAAAGGATGGAGCAGAAAGAAATATACGAAGTCAAAGAGAAGATATATAGTAGATATATACAATAAAACAAATTATCAGTTAACTCATTTATTGGAAAATGGACATGCTACCAAAAACGGAGGACATACAAAAGCTCAACCACATATTAAGCCAGTAGAAGAAAAATATAACAAATTATATGAAAAAGAAATAAAAGAAACAATTATAAGGAGTTCTAAAACATGAAGAACCTACAAGAATTAGCGAAAAGATTTGAAGAACAAAAAATACAATATGCTTATGGTAATTTTCAAGAAGAGGTCAATCCTCCACATGCTGTAGCATTGGAAACAGAAACAACTAATTTTTTTGCAGAAAATAAAGTTTATCACAGACTAGGAAATATTCAATTAGATATAACTATGAATTATATAGATTTAAATTTAATTAATACGATTGAAAACAAAATTTTATACGATGTTTGTTGGAACAAATCAGAAACGACTTATCTGTCAGATGAAAAAATTTGGCAGATAAGTTATTTTTTTGAAATTTAAAAGAGAGGAAGAAAAAGTATGAGTAAAGATGGAAATAGAGTTTACTTTGGATTAAGTAATGTACATGTTGCTAAAATGATTATTGGAGAGGATGGTTCTATAACTTTTGGAACGCCTTTTAAGGTACCAGGCGCAGTAAATTTATCACTGGATGCAGAAGGGGATAGTGAGCCTTTTTATGCAGATAATATAAAATTCTGGGAGAGTTTTGCTAATAATGGATATAGTGGAGATTTGGAAATTGCAAAGCTACCTGAAGAATTTGAAACAGAAATATTAGGGCAAAGAAAAGATGCTAATGGAGCAATAATCGAAAACGTAAATGATAAAATATCTCCATTTGCATTTATGTATCAAGTCGAAGGAGATCAAACAGGAACTAGATTCTGTTATTATAATACAACAGTTTCTAGACCAAGCACAGAAGCAAACACAACAGAAGATACCAAAACACCAAATACAAATACATTATCTATTACAACATCTGCTAGAACAGATACTGGAGATGTAAGAATAAAATTACCTTATTCAGAAGAAAACAAAGAAATTTATGAAAAATTCTTTGAAAAAGTATATGAACCAACAGAGATACCATCAGTATAGCTTAACTATACTGATTTTTGATTTTGAAAGGAAAATAGCGAAATGAAAAAAGTAAAAATTTGTGATAGAGAGTTCGATATAGATTGCAATGCATTAACTTATATTCAATATAGAAAAAAATTTAATAGAGGAATATTCGAAGATTTTGAAATAATACAAAATTTTATAACTATGCAAACTTTGATGGCAAATCAATTAAAGAAAGAAAATCCAAAAATAACAGAAGTCGAGATAACAACAAAGTTATCTCGATTAATGCTTAAAAGTATTGATAACTATATAGAAGCAGTAACAAGAATTGCCTATATTTGTTGCTACACAGCAAATCCAAAAATTGGCGAATATGAAGATTGGCTTAAATTAATTAAAAGAATCAATACAACAGATGATTGGATTGTCGAGGTAACGGAATTTGCCGTCGATAACTTTTGTGGATGAAGAAGCTATTAAGGAATTAAAAAAAATAGTAAAAAGCGAAGAAGAAATAAATTTAAAATTTCCAGAACACGATTTTTTTGCTACAGCATTAAAAATAGGGATAACTATAGAAGATTTAAAAGAATTGACATATGTAGATATTTTAAAAATTTTTATATCGTTTTTACAAAAAGATAAAGATAAAACAACAAATGGAGTAAGAAAAGCTACGCAAGAAGAAATTAATCAATTAGTTGCAAGAATGTAGGAGGATAATATGGCAGGCAGTATAAAAGGCATTATCGTTGAAATAGGTGGAGATACATCAGGCTTACAAAAAGCAATAAGTAAAGTAAATTCTGCTACATCTAGTTTAACTAAAGAATTAAGAGGAGTAAATTCCTTATTAAAGCTAGATCCAAAAAACACAGAATTATTAAGCCAAAAACAAGAAATATTATCTGAAGCAATAGAAACAACTTCTGAAAAATTATCGCAATTAAAAAAGATACAAGAAGAAGCTAACAAAGATATGAGCAAAGTTTCTCCAGAAAATTATAGAAACCTTCAGAGAGAAATTGCAAGCACAGAAAATAAACTAAAACAACTACAATTACAAGCAAGCAAATGGAACGAAGCAGGGAAAAAGCTAGAAGAGTTTGGAAATAAATTTACTAACATATCAAGTAAAATAGATAATGTAGGAAGTAAATTAACAACATCCTTAACATTACCTATATTGGCAATTGGAACTGCAGCAGTAACTACAGGAAATGACTTTGAAAAACAAATGTCAAGAGTACAAGCTATATCAGGTGCAACTAAAGACGAATTAGAACAATTAACGAATCAAGCTATAGATTTAGGAGCTTCTACTAGTTTCAGTGCATCAGAAGTAGCATCTGGAATGGAAAACTTAGCAAGTGCAGGCTTTACAACATCTGAAATAATGGAAGCAATGCCTGGCTTACTAGATTTAGCAGCATCAAGTGGTGCAGAACTTGCAACAGCATCAGAAATTGCGGCTAGTGCAATTAGAGGATTTGGATTAGAAGCTAATGAATCAGCACATGTAGCAGACGTATTTGCAGAAGCAGCAGCAAGGACAAATGCTCAAACAGAAGACATGGGAGAAGCAATGAAATATGTAGCACCAGTTGCGAAGACAGTTGGACTATCAATTGAAGAAACAGCAGCTGCCATAGGTATTATGTCTGATGCTGGAATAAAAGGAAGTCAAGCAGGTACAACATTAAGAAGTGGATTAGTTAGAATTGTAAAACCAACAAAGCAAGTGAAAGATGCTATGGAACAATTAAATGTAGAATTTTATAATTCTGATGGTACAATGAAATCCTTAACAGAGATAGTGGAAGTATTGCAAAAGAGTACAGCAGGATTAACAGATGAAACAAAAAATCAAGCCCTTGCACAAATATTTGGTACAGAAGCATTATCTGGAATGCTAGCTCTTGTAAATAGAGGTTCTGACGAATTGTCTAATATGACAAAATCTTTTGAAGATGCTGATGGAGCAGCTTCAGAAATGGCTGATACTATGTTAAATAATACTTCTGGCGCTATAGAAGAGTTAAAAGGTAGTCTTGAAAGTGCAGGTATTGCAATACAAAAAGAATTAGCACCATATATTAAGGATTTAGCAGATTATATTAAGGATTTAGTAGATAAGTTTAATGATTTATCAGATGAAGAAAAAGACAATATAATAAAAACAGTATCTTTAACAGCAGCAATAGGTCCTGCTTTAAAAATAATAGGAAATCTAGGCTCTGGAATAGGAAAAGTAGTTAAAATAAGTGGAAAATTATCTCAAAAAATAGGTGAACTTATACCTAAAATAACCCAAACATCTACAGGAACATTTACATTAAAAAGTGCATTAAGTGCATTAGGAGTAGGAGGAGCTGGAGCAGTAGCTTTTTTTGGAGCAGCAGCACTTGGAATAGGTGCATATCAGCTTAAACAACATGAAACAATTATTGAAGCAAATAAACTCACTCAAGAAACTATAAAGCAAAAAGAAGCTTTTAATTCGTTAATAGAAAGTCAAAATCAAAAGCTTGCTATTGATATGCAGCAAATAAGTAAAACTGAAGAATTATGGCAAGAGTTACAAAAAATAACAGATGAAAATGGTAAAGTTAAATCAGGATATGAAGAAAGAGCTAAAGTAATTACATCAGCATTATCAGAAGCGTTAGGAACAGAAATAAATTTAAATGGAGATGTAGTACAAGGTTATAAAGATATACAAAATGAAATTGATAATTTAATAAGAAAAAAGAAAGCTGAAGCAATAATGTCAGCACAAGAAGAGGCATATACAGAAGCGTTTTCGGCAAGACAAGATGCATATAAAAAAATATTAGATATACAAAATCAAATTTCAGAAAAACAAAGTAAAATTGCTTTTGCAGATGGTAGAGAAAGAGCAAAACTTACGTCAGACATAGGAGCTTTAACAAAATCTTTACAAGAGCAACAAAATTTAGTTAAGGAATATGATGTTACAATAGCAGACTACGAATATGATCAAAAATTAGCAATGGAAAATACAGCTGATTCTGTGGCTGAATTAATTAACAGAAATGCAATTTCATATCAATCAGATGTTAACAATCTTCAACAATCAGGTTTAGACAAGTTAAACTATTATACTGCACAATTACAAAATTATAAAAATTATAAGCAACAAGAAAGAGATGCAGGAAATACAGCAAATGAACAAATGTATCAAGACCAAATTAATGCCGATGAACAACAGCTACAATTAACTGCACAAAGTTTTGCAAAACAAATAACAAAGATAGAAGACTTAACACCAGAAATGGTTAAAACTTATGGAGATATAGCAGATTATTCAACTGATGAGTTCAATAAAGCAATTAGCAATTTACCAGAAAACGTAGCAAAAGAATTGAACTCAATAATATGGACAGTTGATACATCAACTTTACCTAATTCGACTCAATCATTAGGAGATAGAGCTGCTCAAAAATTTAAAGAAAAATATAATAATGCAGAAGGCAAAAGCGCTTCAGACGATTATTTAGCTGGAGCTGAAAAAGGTCTAAATTCGAGTGCTGGCTCATTCTGGAATTTACTATTTAATATAGGTAATAGAGGTAATAGTCAGTTTAGAAAAGGTTTAGGAGATGGTTCGCCATCAATTTTAGCAGAAAGAGCACTTATAGACTATTTCGCTGGAGCAAATATAGGAATGAATGATGCTGGAAAAGACTTACTAAAGGATATGAATAAATATGGAGAAAAAGCAAATAGTGAGTTTAGTGAAGCATTACAATATAGTAAAATTAATAAAAAAATAAAATATGGAATAGATATACCAAAAAATATAAATGGACTACAGTCTGCATTAACTAGTGAAGTAAAAAAAGCAAGTAATATAAATTATAATATAAATAATATATTTAATGTGCAAGAGTTAGATAAAGAAAGGTTAGAACAATGTTTTAATTATATTAATAGAAAATTTGGAAGCAAATATTAAACTTTACAAATAACTTAAAGTTGTATATAATTCCTTTGGAGGGGATTGTATGATATGTCCAAATTGTAAAAAGGTAATACCAAATGATTCAGAAAGATGTCCAGAATGTTTAGTAAATATTGAGGCTTTTAATAGAGAAGCAAAGTTATACGGAACCGAAAAAAGATCTAAGTTTATTGGAACAGTGATTACACTAACCATCATATTCTCTTTGATTTTAGCTGTAATATGTTTAATTGCTAAATCGTATTTAGTAGCAATTGCAGCAATTTTGGCAATAGGACCAGAAATATTTATATTAAAAATTGCAGAAACTATAATAGACTTATTGCAAGAAATTAGTCAAAAAATGGATAGATAGAGATTTACAAATAAAGTAATCATATATATAATCTCTTTAGGAGGGGATTGTATGAAACAAGAAAAGAAATTCTATGAAAAATGGCAGTTGTGGTTAATCATATTGGCAGTTATAGCTATTATTATTGGAATCATAATAACTAATAATCAAGCAAAAGGAGTTGGTTCCGCTGGTATAAGTAGAGAAGAATATGATGAAATTGAAATTGGAAAAACGACTAATTTCGAGCTAAATGAGATTATAGATAAAGATGACGAATGGAGTAACGATGCTATTTATGATAAATGTGTACAACAAATAAGTGAGGAGAAAGAAGATTCAAAATACACATATGTTTATAAATATTATGGTGAAAAATCTGGATACGCAATAATTACTTTACAAGCAGATTATTCAAATGGATATTTTTATAATGATGTTATAGCAATAAAAAAAGAAAAATTTAATTTAAAATAATTTTATCAAAAATTAAATAAATAAAGTAAAAAAACGGCTTACGAGAATAGATTTTAAGCCGTTTTATTTTATTATTAGAGTAATTATATACCTTAAAAATACAAAAAAGAGCAGTTTTAGACTGTTCTTTTTTTATTCTTAAATGGAGGAAAAAAATGGTAAGACAATTTAGACTTATTAACGAAAAAGGACAAGAATTTAGTTTAATGGAATTACACAAGTCTTGTTTTTTATCCGAACCTGATGGTTTGGGTTATTCTTACAATACTACATACGAACAGATAGAAAATTCCTTTTTCGAAACTTTAAGAAATGTACAGCAAGGACAAATAACAGGAACAGCTAATTTTAGTTGCTACGATAATTATAAAAACTTTGTAGATTATATAGAAAGTTCTGAAAAAATAAGGTTTGGATATAAAATACCATATAAAAATCTTCCAATTAAAGAATATCTAAAAGATGTAAATATACAAAACATTGGAAAAGGTCAAATAGATGTAGATGGAATACTAAAATGTCCAGTCACATTTGATTGCTTAAGTCTGTGGTATGAAGAAAATAAAACTATATATTCTACTTCCGCACAAGCCAACGAAATTCGATGGGATTTCAAATGGGATAGTAAATTTGTAGATTATAACAATAGAACATTAGAATATATAAACCAAGGTCACGTACCAGCTCCAGTTCTAATTAAAATAAAAGGACCTATTACAAATCCTACTCTTACGCTAAAAATTGAAGGACAAGTTTATCAAGAAATAGTAGTGAATGTAGATTTAAAAGAATATGAAACGTTTGAGTATTGTACGCAAGAAAATAATTTCTATATCAGAAAAGAAAATACAGATGGCACTTATACAGACTTATTCGGATTAGACAACATAGATCCATCTAACAATAATGTTATAAAATTTCCAAAAAGAAAGTCTTGTGAGCTTATTATGTCTGCAGATAACGAAATACTAAATGCAGAAGTTAGTGTTTATGCATATTACAAGGTGGTTTAGATATGGCAAGAAGTGTAACAGTTAAGTTTAATAATAAATCGTATAATGCAGTATATAACGAAACGACTGACGAATATGAAGTAGAACTAACTGCACCCGAAACTGGTGGAATATATAACGCCCAAATTTCTTGTGTAGATGGAGAAACAACGAATACAACAGATATAGATATTAGAATTTTAAAACAAGAACAAATAAAAATAACAACAGACGATACATATATGTATATATTTGATTATAAAGATTTTAGTGTTAAAGATATCGTTGAATTGTCTAATTACGAAATAAATATAGACGAAGAAACAAATGCAAATACTACAGTGAATGTATTAAAGAAAACAACAGCAAAAGCAAACGACATAGTAATGATAAAAGAAAATGGAGAAATAAAATATTGGGGAATTATTCAAGAAATTCAAAATGAAAATGGCTCCAAACTATACCAATACATAATTAAATATATTACTAATATGTTTAATCAGAATGTCATTTTAAATCAAAATATAATGACTACTAATGATATTGAGGAAGGTTATTATAGAATACATAGTAAACTAAATTATAATTTTGTGTTTGATGTACTAAATGGTTCTTTAGAAGCAGGAACCAATTTACAAGTATATGAAAATAATAATACAAATGCACAGAAATTTAAAATAACAAAAAATGAAAATGGAACTTATGCAATCGCTAACATCAAATCTGATTTACTTGTAGATGTAGTAGGTGGAATTTTTGAGAACGATAGAAATGTCTATATGTGGGAGGATAATAACGGGCCTGCGCAAGAGTGGAGATTTATCAAAAAAACAGAAAACACATATGCAATTTACCTTACGACTAATACAAATTTTGTTATTGATTTACAGGATGGAAAAGCTGAAAATGGTGGAAATGTTGAAATATGGGAATATGTAGAAGGAAGTCAACAGGAACTATGGGTATTAGAAAAATTAGACGAAGAAATTATTCGTTATAATGGAATAGAAGATTATATAGCAGAACAAATCAACAAAAACTTTATTAACAATGAAGACGTGTTAATGAATCGAGATTATTTAGAAATTAGAGTAAAAACACACACTAAATTAGATGTGTCTGTTTCTACAATAGTAGATGTTCAAAATGATATATTCAATTTACATACATTTATGACAAACTGTACTCAAAATTACAACATTACATATAACGTATTTCTTGAAAATAAGAAACTAGTAATTGAAATAGAGAACAAAGAAATTAAAAAAGAATTAATTGATGTTAATGCTCAACCAATTTCAAATTATACAGAAGTTTTTGAAACTGACGTAGTATCTAAAGTTGTTGTTATTACTAAAGATGGTAGCAGATATACATTATATCTAAAGACAGATAGAACAACGACAGAAGATATGTTAGACGAAAATAGAGCAGAAGGTAAAACAGAAGTAGTGTATGCAGAAAACGTAGAAGATGCAAAACAAAAAGCTTTAGATACATTTAAAGGAAATGCGTATAATCATAATGTTACGTTTGATTATTATGATAGAGAAATTAAAGTTGGGACACCGATTACAATTAAAACAAAAGAATCTTTAATTTATGATACATATATTTCTGCAGTTACTAAACAAAAAGGAAGTAAGTTTTATAAATATACTTGTGGAAATATAAGAATAGGTTTTATAGACAAACTTAAAAAGGAAAGGAAAAATAAGTAATGTTAAAAGGACACGTTTTTAGTGAGCAGATATTTGCAAGTCAAATATTTGCTCTTTTTATTAATACTTTCTTACATGGAAGAAATGGAGTTAGTAATAATTACAAAGAAGGAATGGCTATAACATATAGTGGAAGTAACATACATATTGCTTCTGGAGCTGTCTGTATACAAGGAAGGTTTTTGGAAGAAGATTCAGGAAAAGATATTGTAGCAGATACAGATAGTCAATATTGCTCTCTAGTTTTAGAAATAAATCTTGATGCAGTTAATACATCATCTTCATTCTTACAAGCAGACTACAAAATAATTAAAAATGCTAGTAATTATCCAGCTTTGATACAAAATAATATTGTTAAAAATAATGCTGGAACATATCAATACGAATTAGCTAGATTTAGAACTTCTTCAAGCGGTATTACAGATTTTCAAGACAAAAGAACATTCTTAGATTTTGACACTATATGGGATTTCATTGAACAAGAATGGAATGTAAAACTATCAGAATTAGAAGAATTATTAGCTAAAGTAGAAGATGGTAGTGCTTATTTCTTAAATTCTAGATTGAAAATATTTCATAACCAAGCCGACGATTCTCAAGGAAAAGAGGGAGATATCGGCTTGGTTTATTTTGATTAGGAGGCTTAAATGGCTAGAATAAACGGTTATGTAACGCAACATAATGAAGCTTACGAATACTATATAGAATGGGAAGAATTTAATATTAATCAACAGGCTAATACATCTTCTGTAAGAGCTACTTCATATATAAGGTGTAACTCTCATACTTCTTGGGCGAATAATAAAACACAAAGATTATGGATTGCTGGAAGAGAGTTTAGTAATACATTAAATATAAGCTTAAGCCCAGGTACCGTTGTACAACTTGTAAGTGCTACGGTAGACAACATTGGACATAATTGGGATGGAAGTTTAAATATCGAAATTGCAGCATCTGGAGATTTGCCAAGTGGTTCAGGGTATGGACCGCTTTGGGGAGAAGCAAAAGCAAATGTATGGTTAACACAAATAGCAAGACAAGCTAACTTCTTATCTATAGATATTCAAAATGCGAATCTGGAACATTTTGATGTTTATTATAATTTAGATAAAACAGTAGATGCAATACAATATAAAGTAAATAATGGAGCTTGGCAAAATATTAATCCTTATTGGGGAAACTGGAATAAAGAAGCAACGTTTGCAGTGCAAGGACTAACTCCTAACACAAATTATTCAATACAATTAAAGGCCACAGTTAATGAAATAGATAGTTATTCTTCTGTATACAACGTAAGAACATTAGATATCGCTAGATTTACCAATCTAAGCGATTTCTTTTTTGGAGATGTTGTTAATATAACAAAGACAAATGAATCAAACTGGTGGAATTATCTTACTATTAAAGTTGGAGAAAATGTAATTGTAGAACGTAGAGCTTTAGAATCAAACAATTTAGTATTTACTTTTACACAAGATGATTTAGACAAGTTGTACAAAGCTTTAACTAGTTTTAATAAAACAACTGTAGAATTTATATTAATAACAAATAATGAGTATCAAGATTGGTCAAGTTCTAAAAAAGTGCAATGCACATTTAACGGTAACCAAATGACAGCTCATTATTATACTCAGGACCAAATAAGAAAAAGAGCGAAAGTAATATATTACATAGCAGATGAAACACCTAAAAAAGCAGTTTTTGTAATTAAAAAAGATGGAAAATGGAGGAAGTGTATTTAATGGAAGAAAGAGATATTTTTTTCGAATCAATAAATATAGAGCCTTCTAAAATTTATACAAACTCTAAATTTAGGTTGAAAATAAAAGTTATAGGAACTTCTAGAATATTAACAGAAGATAATAATGTTTTAAATACAGAAAATAATGAAAAATTAGTTTTAGAATAAAGGAGAAAAATATGGCAGATAAAAAAATAACTGAATTAACTGAAGCTACTCAATTACAAGATAATGACATTTTTCCAATTGTTCAAAATTCCGAAACTAAAAGAATTACAGTAGCGAATGCAAGAGCAAAATTCAAAGGCGATAAAGGTGAAAATGGACAAGATGGACAACAAGGTCCAGCTGGTCCAGCAGGAACAAGTATAAATTGTGTAAAAGTAACAGATGAACAAACCGCAATATCTCAAAGTGCAGCAAATCCTAATAATATTTATTATTGGTAGGTGTTAAAAATGGGGACAGCAATAAATGGAACAAAAGTAAGTAATTTTTATATAAACGGAAGTAAAGTTAATGGATTTGCAAAAAATGGAGAAATTGTATTTAAAAGAGAAGGAGATACAGTAGCGCCTGCCTATAATTCGCTTGGAATTGTCAGAAATAATAATGCTGGAGAAACTAGAGATACACATTATGCAAAAATTGGAGATAGTGTTCGAGTTCTTATATATTTTTCAGAACAACTGGCAGTGGAGCCTAAAGTAAAAATTGCAAACAAAGAATATACTGCTACATATAGACCTTTAAGTTCTAGTAATGGCTTATTCGCATATTATGCAGATTGTGATTTAACAGAAGATTTAATTGCAGGGCATAGATATTATGGACGTGTAACATTTAGAGGAAGCGAAGATACAATGTATCAATGGCAACAGCAACTTAACTCTCCTAATCTTACACAATCTTATGGAGAAAATAGTCCAAACGAAGTAACTATATCTACAATATTTGCAGAAATAACAACACAATACAGATTATTTTATAATATGACTGCTACATTTGCAAATGCAGAAAGTAAAGCATATCTTAAAGAACCAATGTTAGTAGATGTAACAGATATGCTAGCAAGTGGGTTAACAGAAGAACAAATTAAAACGCAATTAGATGGAATGCAATTTTTTGCAGATACTACACCTCCAGAATATGTACAAATTCAAGTATATAATAAAAATAATACATCAAGTACAACAATTACAAATGGAGAAACAGTTAGGATATTGGCAACATTTAATACAGAATTAGGAACTTTACCGACCTTAACTATTGGAAAACAAAAAATACTAATGAAAGCAACTTCAGATGGAAAAGGCGGAATTATATATCAAGCAGATATAACAATAGCTAGTGATAATATTATGGAAGAAGGGGTATTGAAGTTCACAATTAGTGGTTACACAGACAAAAATGGAAATGAGGGAGAGAAAGTAACAGAAGCTAATGCGAGAAATTCATTAACATATTATGTGTAAGATATTAAGAATTATAAAAAGAACATTAATAAGCTTAATGCTGTTAATGTTCTTTAATTTGTTTATATAAAATAGGAGAAAATATGGGAGATACAATAATTGTTGCAATTATTACAGTTGTAGGAACAATTGCAAATACATTGATAAGCAAGAAAACTAATAAAAAAATAGAAAACATAAATGATATAAATAATAAACTTGATTTTATGCGAAAAGAAAGTAAGGAAGATATGTTAAAGCATACAGTAGATGCAGATAAAACATATTTAATAAACTTTCTTTCTGACTTGGAAAATGGGGTACCAAAAACAGAAGTACAAATAAAAAGAACCTATGAAATATATGAAAGATATGTTAACAATGGTGGAAATTCATATGTGCATGATAAATGGGAAGAAGTAAAAAAATTAGGATTATTATAGAAGGGAGGAATTGAGATGACAGTAGAGATGTTTTTAGCTTTATTACTTGGCTTTTCTATATTAGCAAGTTTAGTAACAGAAGCAATAAAGAAGTTATTTAGTGCAGATGGAAATATAACAGCTTTTGTAGTAGCAATAGTAATAGGTTTAGTAGGAACATTATTATATTATCAGTTAGGAAGCATAGATTTTTCAACTAACAATGTAATCTATGCTGTTTTAATTGGTTTAGCATCTAGTTTAGTAAGTCAATTGGGTTACGATAAAGTAAAAGAAGCTATACAAAAATTTATAGTATAGGAGGTCGAAAATGAAAAATAAAAAGTATAAGATTTTTGTAGTAATAGTTATAATATTATGCTTAGGTGTTTACTTTGGTTTGTCGACAAGAACAGAAATAACAGAAACAACACAAGGAAATACAGCAGAAAATAATGTACAAACATATGAGATGACTAATGAGGATATAGAAGCATTAAGTACAACAGAAATAACAGAGCAAACAGAAGCAGAAGAAGAAAAAATAGGAAAAGAACAAGAAGTAGAAAATGAAGAATTTGAACTACAAGGACAGATTGCATACGAAGGTTCTAGTCAATACCCTCGAGTAAGTCTAGGTAGTTATTCTGGTCTAACTTATTATTCACAGATAGATTCAAGATGGAAAAATCATATGTATAGTTCTGTTTCAGATAGTTCTCAAACAATTGGAACATCAGGTTGTGGTCCAACTTCTGCAGCTATGGTGGTAACAGCTATAAAAGGAACAATTACTCCACCTGAAATGGCTGACTTATTCGTAAATAATGGATATAGAAGTGCATCAAATGGTACATATTTATCTGCTTTTCGTTGGGTAGCTGATGTTTTTGATATTGGATATCAAGAAACATACAACTTAGATATGGCTGTAAATTTATTAAAAGATAATAACTATTTAATAGTATCTGTAGGAAACGGACTATTTACAACAGGTGGACATCTTATGGTTATTACTGGTATAGAAGGAGATACATTAAAGATTTATGATCCATATCTTTATTCTGGAAAATTTGAAACTTCTACTAGAAGAGGTAAGGTAACCGTTAGTGGAAATACTGTGTATTGTTCTGTAGATAATTTTAGAAGATACGCAAACTATACAAGATTTTTTGCATATAAGCACGATGGAAATATACAAGAAAATACAGGTAATGTAACAACATCTACTTATACTAGATACGTAAAAACAAGCACAGGTGTAGGGGTAAATGTAAGAAGTGGTCCAGGTACAGGATATGGTAAGGTAGTAGCACTAGCAGATGGAACAAGTGTTATAGTGTATGAAACATCTGGAAATTGGTCTAGAATAGGTACAAATAGATGGGTATCTTCTGATTATTTAGTATCTACATATACAAATTCAAATGTTTATAATACAATAGGACAAACAAGAAAAACAAAAGCTTGTTATTTATATAGTAATTCTAATTTATCTGGAACAAGATATACTTACAAAGCTAATACAACAGTAACTATATTAGATAATATATCTAGTTCTGTAGATAAAGTTAGAGTAAATGCCACTGGAAGAGTAGCATATATAAATACATCGAATTATACTAGTTCATCTTCTACTGTAACTAATACAGTTGGACAATATAAAAGATTAAAGAACAAAACTTATTTATATAGTAAGAGTAATTTAACAGGTACTAAATATACATATTTACCACTAACACAAGTAAAGATAATAAAAAATGTATCTTCTAGTGTAGACTATGTTTATGTAGTTAAAACTGGTAGATATGGTTATGTAAGAAATAATGTTTATAAGTAATAGGTAGAAGAGGTGTGGTATAATTTAAGTATATTATATCTATTTTGTTAAAATATAAGTTATTTTGTCAAATATGGAAACATGAAAAAAGTTTACAAAATATAAAGAAAGTGCTAAAATATATATAGAAATTAATAAAAAAAAATGCAAAAAAATGCAAAAAAATGCAAAAAAATGTTGACTTTTTTCTACACTTTGATGTATATTAATTTCACAATAGTAATATTTATGTATGTAGCTACATATAATATTATAAGAATTATTTAAGGATAGAAAGGCAGCTATCAAGCCAGAGATGGTCTAAAAAAGATGTGGGGTACGCCGTCCCACTAAATAATTCAGAAAGAAGGAGACAGTTCAAACTGTCTCCTTTTACGTTAAAATATATTAATTAATTTTTTTATAAACTCCTGTTTTTATATTATGTCTTAATTTACTTTCTGTTATAGGAAATATTGTCCTAAATAGTAATCCATTATTATTACTAGTAATTTTTACGCCTATTAAAGAAACATCAGTAAGTTTTTTTATATATTGAATGTTTCCATTTTTTTCATTCACTCCCACGAAATCAGGCTGTTTAATAATTAAAGGAATATTTGAAATAGCTTCATTATAAGCAGATGTAGAAGAATATTCGGATTTATGTTTTTCACAATGTTCTTCAATTCTAGGACCCCATAAATATATATTTTGTGGATTTAAATCTAAATTTAATAAATTTATTATATTAGGAGATAATTCACCAATTTTTATATTACAACTTTTATTTTTATTTAATTTTGTTATATCTAAATATTCCATTTTATACCTCGTATTTTTTATGTGAGTATAACAAAAAAATACAATTAATGCAATAACAAATAGAAAAATCTGGAAGAAAATAAAATTTTAATTCATTCGACAAATTTCACGATACAAAGTAAACATAAAATGTTATACTATCCATAAGGAGATGGTATAATATGAATATGAAAAGTACATATCAAAGATCTCTACGAATGATAAAAGAATTAGATGTAAAAAACAAAAAAGAGTATAGAAAATTAGTAAGAAATTATTTAATTTTAAATTTTGAAAGTCTAAAGTACATGAGTCAAACAAAAAGCTTTAGAAAAATTAAAAAAATTGCAAATAACATATAAGCAAAAGGCAGTAGATTATTTCTATTGCCTCTTTTATTTATCTAAATATTTTTTTGCATTTTCTGTAACCCAACTAGCAATAGTTTTTCCTTCTTTTTTTAATTTTTCTCTTAAAGCTGCTCCAAGTTCTTTATCAATATTAGCTCTAATTTGATCATATTTTTGTAATTGCCATTCTCTTTCTTTTTTATAATCTCTGGACATATTAATTCCTCCTTGATTTTTGATACTAAATAATATATAATTATATATGCAAGAGAGACTTGCGTCTCTCTTGTCTAGATTAAAGAGTTTTTAGCATATCGAACATCGCTTTAACTTCTTTTTTTCTAGCTTTTTGCCTTTTCCAAACTGCTATTTTGGAAAGGGCTTTTTTTATTAATTTCTTCAT